TCCCCCAACCCGCACGCCCTTTAATTGCAAATAATTTTCTATTTCTACGACTTTTTACATATTCATAGGCACGCTGTGTATAACCAGCCGTACCACCTGTATCTAAACATGCAGCCGAAACACTCAGTTGTGCACCCGATTCATGCAAATACGTAGCTTCAAGAATGTCGTCTAATTCTTCCCAAATTTCATCACCCAGCGGATCACCCCAAAGCACACGGTAATCAATAGACCAACTTTCTTCACCTACACCCCAAGCGACAATCTCAAGTTCTAAACGATCCATCTGCATGTCGATACCACAAGTTAGATAGACACCTGCGTTCGGCACACGTGCGACATATTCCTCAGCACGCAATTGAAGTATTTCAGGATCTGCCTTATCTCCATTTTCTTCATAAGTTTCACCCAGTGACACGTTTACAAATACCTGTAAATCATCAAGCACCAACTTATCTAAATAGGATTGCACGATGTCACGCATCTTACGGAATGTAGAAAGCATCTCTGGCGCGTGAAAGCTAATATGGCCCTTAAATGGCTTTTCTGCCTTCCAGCCGTGACCAAGTTTTTCAGCATTACGAATCGAAGCAATACGCTCACCATCAGACCACACTGCACCACAGCATTCACAGCGATAACCCGCTGTTTCAACATCATGCTCTTGATCTAAATCTTCTTTTGCGTCTTGAATATTTGTAGATTTTCGACCCTGCCAAGTGACATTTTCCCATCTTAGGAATTGTGCTTCATTGCAATGTGGGCATGGCACATAGTAACGGCGCATATCGCCTTGCTTAAATGCATTTTCTACACGACTTGCACCAGCAATTGTTGGTGTGCTCGATTCTGTTCTTAAAGCTTGATCACCAAATGTTGCTGACCGCTGAGCAAGTAATTCAATTGGATCACCCTCCGCTGTTGCCTCCATGCCGTCAATTTCATCAGCGTGAGTAATTGGCGCGGAACGTGAACGCAATGTCTTTGGTGAGCCTGCCCAGGAGAACATCAACCACCCGCCAACATAAGAAATCATGCGGCTATTATTCACACCATCACGGCTACGAGGCTTGGCCATCTTTTGAGAAATGGATTTGTTCGCCTCAATCATTGGTCGAAGTTTCGTTTCTAAGAATGTTTGTACGTCGCCTTGTGTTGGCTGTACGAATATTTGCGATTTAGGCTCATGAGCAATGAAATAACCAGTTGCGCACTGCTGAATGGTAGTTTTACCAAGCTGTGCGCCTGTCATGTAGGTAATACGACGAACACCATATTCTTTAATGGCGTCAATCATCCCTCTTTGATAAGGTGCGTTATCAAAATTAATAGGACCTGGTATCGCATTACCCACAGGGATTTTAATATTTTTTTCTGCCCACCTGCTTGGCAAAATATCTGGTGGCGGTACCAGATGATGCATTGAGCGTTTTACAGCATCTAAAACAGATCCATAATTACTGAATATAGATAAATCACTCAATCTCTTCCTCCTCCAGCTCCTCTTCCGCTGAAGTTTCAAGCGCCAAGACCAATTCAGCTTTTAATTTCTCTTTAAAAGCTCTTTCATCAGTTTCACCAAGTAGCTGTAAAACGGCACGCTGAGGCACATTCATAATATTTGCACGTATAGCAGCAAATACCATTGCTTGAGCACGCTCAAACTCTGCAATTAATGCAACTTCGCCTTTTCTTTCTGCAAGTTCTAATTCAGTAAGCTCTGTTTTTGCTTTTTGCTCACGCAATTTTAATTCTTCAAGGTCATCTGGAATGCCACCTGTCGCTTCTTCAACGTCACGATCTCTTAACCATGTTGAAACACTAGCAGTATTAAATTTCCATTCCTGACCACGACCACCTTTTGAAATATACGGACAACCTTGGCGCACCCAATTATCAATAGTTGGCAATGACACACCAAATATGTCAGCCAAGCCTTGCCTTGTAACTTCTTGACCTTTGATAATTGCCGACATGGAATCCCTATTTTACTTCAATTTTGAAAATTATCTTTTAACTACAAGCATTTATAAGAAACTAAACATAAACATAAACTACGGTTTTGAAATTCACGCAGATATGAAAACCTGCGAGGTCTTTGCCCCCGCTTGGGGTGCCCCTCTGGAAGTACCTTGGGAAACTATTTTTTCTTTGGAATCAGTTGTTTCGGTCTGACCGTTGCAAAGCTCTCTGTCTTGCTTGATGAGAGCTTGAGCACTCTTGAGTTGCTCTGCTACGGCGTCTGCTCTTGCGGCATACCGAATAAGAAACTCGACATCTCTGTCGTGAAGTCCGCCTGTTGTGGTTGCATGATTGCCGCTGGTGCTGTTGGCAGTGCTGGACACATCGGGACATTGCTTGGCTTTAAGTGAGTCGCGCAACCTGAGATTGTTAGCGTGATACTCATTAATAAGAGTTGTTTCATTGTGCTGTAATTCCTTAATCTTTTCAAGGTACTTAGTCTCAAGTTGCTCTTGTTTTTTGTAACTCTCACGCTCTCTTTCGAGTGCTTGATCCGATTCAGCTTTCAGTTCTCGAATCATGCTTTCGTAATTGTCTATTTGCTGTGTGCGTGCCTGTGTATAACCATAGTCATAACAGCACCAACCAATGAAAATACTGGTCAGTAAAAAGCCAAGAGCAACAATGAGTTTAATATTCATTAGAACCCCGACTTAAATTGCCATACGCCTGTACGCATTTGTTCTGACATCCGTTTTGCGCGTGCTGGTGTTTGCTTCGCCCATAATGAACTCAACATACCTTTCGCAGCATCCGAATAACGACCAGACTGAATCATGGCCAATGTGTTTTTAAAACCTAATAATCCATCCACACCCATCTGAAATGCCATATTTACCAACACTCCACGGCGTGCTTCGTCGAGTGTCTTCCACCACGAAATACGCTTGTCTAGCTGTTCAATAATCTTGTCGATATCGTTGTTCAGCAAATAAGCAGATTCTTCTTTAGTGATGCCCCCGCCTTTGCGTTTATCTATTAAGCGACCAACACCAATCGTTGAGTAGCCCAAATGATCTTTGTACTCTGTAAGCACTTCGCCCTCTTCACCACGTAACGAACGAATCAGATTTTCTTTCATTTTTTACCACCCCGCTTAAACCAGTTTTTCATCATTTCTATGAAAAATGATGTAAATCCGACCTGCTTATATGCACCCGATTTAATCCAAGCGAAGAACTCTTGTAAGACCAACCCACCAAGCGCTCCAGTCAAAAACCCAATACCACCCGCATGACTCGGTGCAAGCGCCGTGTAATGCATAATGAGTAAAGTGAGGTAATGTGCCGTAAATGCACCCGACAGTAAAAACACGGCGTAGTCTTTGGGTGTTTTAAGCTGCTCTTTGTTATATCGAGTTGCCACAACCGCCCCCATCAAACCTGCAATCCAATACTGAAAATCGCTCAACAACTTCAACACAGCGACCCACCATTCATTTCCACCCATTTTTCCAAACACCTTTTTAATTTTCTTTATTGTTTAAGAGTGCAAATTATTTTTCATTATTCACAATTTAAAAGTCATTTGCTGGTTGCTTAACTCTGTTCCGTAGACTCTTGAAACAACTCTTTCGGTTACATTAAAAATATTCGCAAGCTCTTGAACCCCAAAGCCATACTTCATCATTTGGCGAATACCGTTGTCGCGTGTTTTCAAAATGATTTGCTTACACTGGGCCAATACAAGCAACTCCCCGCCAAATTCTTTTGAGAGTTTTTCCGCATCTAGGTAGCCAAGAGTTTTTACAAGGAAATGATTCATTTCGAGCCTTTTCAGTGTTGGCACATAAAGAAATAATTGCCCCTGTCCTGCACGTTTTTCTGTTTTGTACCGCGGGCATTGGCTGACAAGATAAAGCGCATTTTGTCGACCAATGACCTCAGCAATACTTCTTAAATCCCCATTTAAATCATTAATGCGTTCCATATCAGTCCTTTTGGTGTCTAGCTATACGGTGAAATACCAACATTTCTGCATCACGTGTGTTTTAGCGCTGCATTAATCCCTATTCCCCTCAAAACTTCGCAAATCTTTTAAAAACCAACATTGCTGCATCACGCGCATGCTCATTCGTACGTTCAATCCAACCGGTGCGCTTTTTAAATACATCGGCCTTTGTTTTGGTTGCATTGGCTGCTGGATGAATCATTAAGTAATTCAACCCTTGCTCCTTACACCAATCTTCCCAAATCTGTGCATCACGCTTTACCGATCCAACACCTTGTG